GGCGAGCGGAAACACCGAGGCCGTATCGTCAATGAACTGGCACATCAGCAGGTTGTCGAACTGGTCCGGGCTGTACTCGTAGTTGCGTAGTTCCTCGATGTCGAACAGATTACAGCCGCCGCGCTCGGCATCCATGATGGTCACGATTTGACGCCAGATGTTGTCAGCGCCCAGGCGGCCATCGGCCAGTGCCGTATGGCTGACGTCGATGATCCGTTTTTCCGACTTCTGTCGCCTGCGGTTGAACAAATCTCCCGTCCAGAATGGATAGGCTTCGTGGCTCATGCTGCTGGGCGTCGAAAAGTAGGTTTTGCGCCACTTTTTATGCAGCGCCATGCCACTGGCCACTTTGTTCAGTTCCTGGAATTTTTGTGTCCAGAAGAATTCGTCGAAGTAGAAGTTGCCGTGATAGCCCTGTGCCGTGCGGGCGTTGGTGCCCAGAAAATGCAGGTGCGCGCCATTCCATAGCACAATCGGATCGCCCTTCAGATCAACGTCTGCCGCCTCGCGCGCAAATTGCACGATGTACTGCTTGAACACGTGGGCCTGGGCCTTGCTGGCCGACAGGAAGATCTGATTGCGGCCGGTTTCCACGGCATCGACCAGCGCCTCGCGCGCGAAGTACCACGTAGCGCCGATCTGGCGGCTCTTGAGGATTGTGCGCGTGCGCTGATGGCCGTTGCGATACCAGACTTTCTGGTAATCAAACAATGCGTCTCGGAAGGCGTCGAGCAGTTTTTCAATCTGGCCATCGTTGAATTCGTTACGCGCAGGCCGACGTTTTGGGCCCGCATTACGCGCCTCGATGGCTGGATTGAGATCGGCCTCGTTGCCGCTGACGCCGTATCGCCGCACGCGCGCCAGGCGCTCGATCTGTCTGCCGAGCAGGTCGATTTCCTTGTAGTCGCTGCCGGTCTTGACGTCCTTGACCACCAGTTGCACCAGCCGCGCTTCAATGGCCTGCTCGGTTCTGTCAATGACGGGGGTTTCCTCCCACTTGTCGCGCGCCTTCCAGCTCGTTACGGTGGTACGGCTTTCTTCCAGATGCGCGGCAATGGACGAGACGCGCCATCCCTGAAAATAGAGAAAGCGCGCCAGACGGCGATTGTCGTGTACGGGCGGCGGGGCTTGAACCATGCCCGAATTGTCCGCATCTGCCGCTGATCCTTCGCGGGAATGCTTGGGTAATACCGCCCATTAGCGGCACAAACGATTGAGATCACGGCAAGCCGCCGCGAACATCCGGGTTGACGATAGATGCGCACCTCCCGGAGCCCCGCCCATGTCCACCCAAGCTGATCAGAAACCCAAAAAATTCACGTCCAAACTGTTCCGTGTCGCCACCGAAGGCGCGACAACCGATGGCCGCCAGATTGAACGCGCATGGATTGCGCAAATGGCGGCCAGCTACAACCCCGCCACCTACGGCGCGCGCGTCTGGATTGAGCACATCCGCGGCATCGCGCCAGACAGCACATTTCGCGCCTACGGCGACGTCATTGCCTTGGAAGCGCGCGAAGTCGAAGACAAGAAGCTGGCCTTGTTTGCCCGCATCGACCCCACGCCCGAATTGATCGAACTGACCAAGAGCCGACAAAAGATTTACACGTCGCTCGAAATCAATCCCCGATTCGCGGATACCGGGCAAGCATATCTGGTGGGTCTTGCCGTCACCGACAGCCCCGCCTCGCTGGGTACGGACGTTCTGGCATTTGCGCAGAAAAATCCGCAGGCATCCCCATTTGCTGCTCGCAAGCAAGACGCCGACAACCTGTTTTCCGAAGGCGTGGAAGTCGTACTCGAATTTGACGAAGAGCAAAGCAGCGGATCGGGGCTACTCGACCGTGTGCGCGCTGCCCTGAAGAAGTTTTCGGCCTCTGAGCGCGCCGCCAACGTCGATGCGCGCGCCGAGATCGGCCAAGCCATCGAAGAGGTCGCCGCCGACGTGTCCGAGTTGCACATGCATCGCACGAAGCTGGACGGCGACTTCAAAAACCTTTCCGACCAGGTGAAGACATTGGCGTCCGACATCCAGCAACTGGGCCAGCGCATCGACACCACGCCTGGCAATCACACACAACGGCCACCCGCTACTGGCAGCGATGGCCGCATCCTGACCGACGTCTGAACCGCTTTCCATTTGGAGTTTGAACATGCATCGAGATACCCGCCTCGCCTACAACGAGTACCTGACGCAAGTCGCCAAGGTCAACGGCGTCGCCAGCGCAACCGAACAATTCGCGGTTGACCCATCCATACAGCAGCGTCTGGAAAAACGCCTCCAAGAATCCAGCGATTTTCTGGGGCGCGTCAACATCATGGGCGTGCGCGAAGCCCAGGGCGAAAAACTTGGTCTGGGCATCGGCAGCACGGTCGCCAGCACGACGGACACGGCCGTTGCCGATCGCCAGACATCCGACCCAACGACGCTCGACAGCCAGGGCTACCACGCCACGCAGACGAACTACGACACGCACGTGCGCTACGCCAAGATCGACGCCTGGGCGAAATTCCCGGACTTCCAGGCGCGCATGCGCGACGTCATCCTGCAACGGCAGGCGCTCGATCGCATCATGATCGGCTTTAACGGCACGAGCCGCGCCGTCACGTCCGACCGCGTCGCCAATCCGCTGCTTCAAGACGTCAACAAAGGCTGGCTGCAACACTACCGGGATCAAGCGCCGCAGCGCACCATGACCGAGGGTACCCCAAGTTCTGGCAAGATCAATATCGGCGGCGCGGGCGACTACAAGAATCTGGATGCTCTGGTGTACGACGCTGTCGCAGCTCTCGTCGATCCATGGCACCGCCAAAACCCGGGCTTGGTCGCTGTGGTGTCGCGGGAGCTGCTGCATGAAAAATATTTCACCCTGGTCAATGCCGACCAGGAGCCAACCGAGCAGCTGGCCGCGCAAGTCATCATGAGCCAGAAGCGTCTGGGCGGGCTGCAAGCCGTGGCCGTGCCGTTCTTCCCGGCCAACACCATTCTGATTACCCCGCTGGACAATTTGTCGATCTACTACCAGACGGGCGGCCGACGTCGGCACATCATCGACAACCCCAAGCGCGACCGCATCGAAAACTACGAGAGCAGCAACGATGCCTACGTCGTCGAGGATTTCGGCGCGGGTTGCTTGCTTGAAAACATCGAGGTGCTGTAATGGCCAGCCCAGCCCAACGCCACTATGAGCGCGTGATGGCAGGCAAGGTGTCGGCCGCTGCGCCCGGTGCCGATGCAGCCGCGCGCACCGCATACGAGCTTATGCTGGCCAAGCTGCACACGGATCGCGCGCGGCTGCGTGATATTCAGTCCATTGAACGCAAGGTTGCCGTCAAGCGCGAACTGCTGCCCGATTACGACGCTTGGGTGACTGGCGCGTTGGCAACAGGCACTGGCGGCCAAGATGACGTGATCATGACGCTGTTGGTCTGGTACATCGACGTGGGCGAGTATGTCCGGGCGCTTGACATCGCGCAATACGCGCTGCGCCACAACCTGGCCATGCCGGATCAATACGACCGCACGCTGCCCACCGTGTTGGCCGACGAAATCGGCGATGCCGCGCTTGCGGCGCAGCGCGACAAGGGGGAGTTTTCCGCCGATGTGTTGCTGCGCACGCTGGACATGACCGCGCAAGCCGACATGCCGGATCCAGCCCGCGCCAAGATCCACAAGGCGGCGGGCGTCGCCCTGCGTGCTGTCGATCCTGCACAGGCGCTCACGCATCTGCGCCGCGCCCTCGAATTGCATGAAGGCGCTGGCGTCAAGCGAGACATCGCCGCGCTCGAAGCCGAACTGAAAAAGGTGGGTCCGCCCGCCGCGTAACGAGCCCTAGCGCCTGGCGGCGCGTGCGTCTGGCTGCGGGAAACCCAACGCCTGACGCACGCCCACCGCCACCTGGAGCCATTCATGAGTTTCATCGCCACGCCGCCGCCGCAACATACATGGGCCGAACCCGAACCCGCCCATGAGATTCCCAACGATGGGTTTTTCCCATCCGTGGATCCGGCTGACGTGCGCAACACGATCAGAATCAACGGCACCGTCACAGAGCAGCGCCTGGTCGAATCCGTGCACGACGCCATTGCCGCCGTCAACCGCGAATTGTCCGCGTGGCGTGTGGCGCAAATCGACCAAGGCTGCGCGACGCTCGACGCCGTGCCCGCTGCCCAGGTCGGGGGCATCAGCGTGCTGATACACCACTATCGCCGTGCCGTTTATCAACTCGCCAACGCCGATCTGATCGAGCGCTACCGCGACTTCGACACCACGGCTGCGGGCGAAAAGCGCGCCCAGGAACTCGATAGCGCCATTGAGGAATCCCGCCGCAACGCCCGCTGGGCCGTGCTCGACATCCTTGGTCTACCGCATCTGACGGTGGAGTTGATCTGATGCAAGTACGTGCGCGACAAGGCGACACACTCGACGCACTGTGCTGGCGTCACCTGGGTGCCACGCAAGACGTGGTCGAGCAGGCGCTTGAGATCAATCCCGGTCTGGCCGATTTCGGCCCGGTATTGCCGCACGGAACGCTGGTGGATCTGCCGGATCGGCCGATCAGTGCGCCGGTCGTTCCTACGGTTCACCTGTGGGAATAGCGGGGGAAACCATGCACGCATTCATCCATTCGAGGAACACCATGGAACCAAGCACTACCGGCACTGGCTGGGCCGCCCTCAAGATTGCAGCCGGATTCGGTGTGCCTGCCATGCTCGCGGCGCTGCTCGGGCTGCTGATCCTGCCGCCGCGCACGGTGCGCGAATTCACCGTGCGCATCTGCACGACCGTGATCTGTTCATTCATTTTTGGCCCGCTGCTGGCGGCGTTGCTGGCAGTCTGGATGCCTGGATTGCTGGACACGGCCAACCGCCTGGCCGAGCACTCCGGCATTTCCGGCTTTCCCCAACTTGGCATGTTCTATCTGCTCGGGCCGTGCATGCTGATCGCGGGTCTGCCGTCATGGTGGGTTCTGGGCGCATACATGCGCTGGACGTCCCGGCTACAGGACGAGGACGCCATAGATTGGCTGTCCGATAGTTTCCGCGTATTCCGGGGCGGGGAGCGCTAATGCAACGCGTCATCATCCAGCGCGAACCCTGCACGGACGAAGGCACCTTCGGCGTGCTCACGCTCGACTCCGGCTGGACG